TGACCTTTTACCCAGTGACCGGTGAAAACCGAAAGTGGGTCATCATCAATATATTACAGGACACTTTATGACTTTTGGTGACGTAGGCGAGACCCCCTTTTGTGTTGTGTTTGGGTGGTCTCTGTGACCTTTTACCCAGTGACCGGTGAAAACCGAAAGTGGGTGACGGTTTTTATGGCGCGCGATTTTATGACTCGAAACTGGGCCGTTTGGACTTTGGCGCCGGGCGCGGCGCTTCCGGCGGTTAATGAGTCACTAGTGATTGACCCTTGAGCTGCCTGACTGAGCACAGTTAATGATTGTCAAAACTGGGCAAAATGACCCTTGTCCACCTGACTCACCTCCGGTTATTCGTTAACTTTGTGGGTATATAGGTGAGCTGTGAGAGAGCGCATTCACTTCGCTCTGCCGACGCTCTTGACTTCAGGGGAGGTTACACAGGTAATTTTTTCTTTAAAATGTCTAATGCGGTGCGTCTTGGACAGGAAAGGACGGTCACGTGTCACGGCGTGTCATTTTTGGCGGACGACGGTCCGTATGCGCCATTTTGTGCAAATGACAGGATTCACGTAAGGGCGCAGTCTGATTTGCTTTTTTCCAGGCTTCACCATACTTTCTTTTCTTTGCCTGGTTCGATACAGTTTGCCGAGGGGTCTTTCGCTTTATGTGAAGACTCTCCCTACAAGCCACGCGCTTTGTTAGGTCGTGTGTGTCCAACACCACTTACTAAGAACGGGTCTGCAGTAAGGATTCCGTTTAAACCTGATAGCGGTTGCCAGCATGAGATTTTTGTGCCTGCTGGGTCAGTGATTTGTCAGATTTCTCCTCTGAAGTGTACAGTGCCTGGATGTAAACACGGTAGTGGAGACTGTGTGTAAGGTAAGGTTTTCTGTTTTGCAGGTACTACTAACATGGTGGTGATTGACTTACCCGGCATGAAAGTTTCCTCTACTGACCACCGCTTTCCGCCATTTTTACATAATAACTCTGTTCATTTGCGCTCCTGCGAGGATGTAACATTCTATCCTGGAGTGCGGGTGCCTTTTAAGCTTAGCGGCAAAATCGTTGTATCCAAAGGAAAATTTGCAGTGATTTCTGATTCAGACTTTATGCCAAAATGCATGAAGGGCGTTGGTTTCGTGGTGTCTCTCTATAATGAGCATGCTGACGTGACTATGGACTTTCGGTTAGCCCATGACGTACCATCTCCAATTATGGTCCCCGCCGGCACTCCTCTCGCTAGGTTGAGGGTCTATAATTGTACTTTTCCGGGATGCACTCATGACAATGAAGACTGTATGTAAGGTAAGAAGATTAAAGCGTTTTTATGTTCTATCCTCATTTTTAGGTTTCACCTGTTGATTCAGCTTCCATATAAGGTTGGTATTATGTCTGGCGTAGATATACAACATGTAGAAGGGTTTTTTGTCACGCCTTTGCATGACCGCCACTTGCCGTTTGTGGTGCATGATAGCATCCATTTAAAGTCACTCTGTGACTTAGTATTATGGCCTGGCGAAAGAGTCTGTATTCCTATTGCTTGTTCTATCAATATACCGCTTGGCTATGTGGGCTATTTGAACGGCAGTGTTTATATGCCTCAATGCATGATGGGTAGGGCGGAGGGACAGCTTATTCGGAGACATGAACCGGCACCTTTGTTGAGGTTTACCCTGAGCCCTCATCTCGAACACGAAGTTTTTATTCCTGCCGGTACCGTGGTGGCAGAGGTGACGTTGAGAAAGTGTCACGTCGAAGGCTGTAGCCACAGCTTGGCTGCCTTTTGTATGTAAGGTGAGGCTTTCTGTTAATGTCTTTTTTCTTATAGACCTACCAATTGGAATTATGAAAACGATTCATTGTGGGGGCGTACTGAAGATTGAAGTGCAGGGCATGAATGAGCTGGAGCCCGAGTGTCAATCGGTCTTTCAACTGTCTCTAAAGCAAATGTTAAGAGTGACTTTGGGGGTTTTGTTAGAATGGGGTCTGCCTTGTGGTCATTGTGCTTATGTAACATGTACCACAGTATCAACCACACCCAATTTGTTGTTAATGTTATCTGTGGGAGGGGAAGATTTTTGCGACCAACAACCACTGTGTATTGTGAATGATTCGTGGAGAGGAGCTTGGGGTGACTTGTCATTTGCAGAAGTTCTTAAGAAAGAGGTTGTGTCTTATTATCGCCACTGCCCTCATCCCGCTGTATCAGTATTGCCATCTGCTGACTGGTTGGAAGACCGTTTAAGTGTGATGGAACTCTGCAATGAATTTTTGCTTTGATTTTAGCATGGCCTTGAGAGTGGTGAAGCTCTCCCCCGATGCTTTCCTGCCTAGTAGACCCTCTGCTCAGACGGCTGCTTTTGATCTCTTCTCTAATGAATACTGTGAAATTCGCCCCGGTGAAAGGTGTTTGGTAAAGACTGGAATTGCGGTGGAGCTGCCTCCCGGTTGCTACGGTCGCGTTGCCCCGTTGACGGAACACGCTCTTCAGTTTGGTCTTGACGTCGCTGGGGGTGTTTGGGATCGCTGTTCGAAGGAAGAAGTCTGTATTGTGATCTTCAACCATGGAGAAATGACAGTTAAGATTAGACCTGGACAGAAGATTGCCTATATGATTTGTGAAAAGGCGGCTTCTCTCTGTGTGGAACAACTCTCCGGCGTAGAAGAAATGAGAGGGGAACCAGCGTCAAGACCGCAACGCAGGGGGTGTTTGCCTCTGCTATGTTCTTTGATGTTTAGGGTGATACTACACTTTGAATATCCACCCCCAGTTTCCACTGCCAAAAGGATCGTCGCCGAGCTGAGAGCGTATTTTGATCATGAGAGAGACTTTAGGGCGCGAGACAGAGAGTTGCCACCGGCTTGTTATGTGGGGTGTTCCTATACAATAAGTGATTGTTGCTTATCTGTAGATGTAAATGTGTCAGGCTCTGATTTTCAGTCAGGGGAAGAGGAGATCATAGATGATCTCAGAGAAAGAACAAGATATGCCTTAGCAAGATTGAGCATGGTCGCCACTGTGGATGTCTTGAATGTACCTAACTGTTTCTGTTAGACGGTGATTGATGTTCTTTACCTTTTCAGACATGTCACGTTTAGCTGTTGAGATGGACGGTTGTGAAGAGGAACATAAGGTGGCCACTATCAAAAGTTCGCGGGAAAATGTAAATTTTGCCATTTATCAGGAGTTGCCTTTGCCGTGGAAGCAGATTTTTGAGGGAATACCGTGGGCGTTGCAGTTCTTTGATTACTGTAAATTTCCTCTCACTCTGTCTCATACACGTTCTAATTATCTACATGGTTTTGAGCGGTGGCGTGTACACTGTCATTGTAGAAAAAGTTTCAGTTTGCAGTGTCTTTCCGCCGCTGTGCTAGCTAGCAGAGTGTGTAGAAACTTTCTTCATGGGACTGGTTTTGACAAAAAGTATCCGTTCTATAGAAGTTTTTGTAATAAAGATTTGTGTCCAGCTGTCATGTATGTAGGAAGTGTGTATATGATGGGAAAACACTACATCTATTTGAGATTGAAAAAGGACGGTGATTTTTTAAGTGTTGTAAAATCTGTCTACTTTGGTGAACATTTTCATGTGTGTGCCAAGAACAACTACATTGTAGTAGTCTGCAGGTCCTGTCACCCTCTAACTGGCGAGGCAGTGGTTTCGTGTGCGCGACGCACGAGACGACTGTTGAAACTGATTCTAGGGGTTCTCGCCAGGTTTCATTCGCCAAACTATTTTGCCCCTTGTTGGAGGGAACCCAGAAGACAGAGGATGATTTATAATTTTGTTGTTCATGGTGTGCCTATTGACTTCAGGAAATATTGTGCTTGATTTAAGGAACCGCTTAATGCTACGCCGGAGATAAAAGATGGAGTGTATAAGATCACGGATCCAATGTTTGAAATGCTGGAGTCTGTGTTTGTGATCACCTTATCAAATAACCAAGTGGACTCTGTTACTATTTGTGAACGTGTAATCTATCGCATGTCTTGGATTGGTGGTGGGAGATTAACTGTTCGCTTCTACTAGTTGCAGTAAAATAAACACATGAGTTTAAAAAATGTGTTCTTTATTCCTGCGCGAGATACATAAAACGTCCGATACTAGTGGTAAATAACTGATCGGGGTAAAGTTGCAGGGCAGACCATTTAAACTCGATGGAGAAACCAGGCTGATCCTGGGGAATCAGTGTGTTGAGAGCTATGCGTAACTTCACGGGCTGGTTGCTCTGTCCATTAAGATACACTATGGTTTCTATGAACTGTGTGGTGTTGTTGCCATTTCGGGGATAACTAAGAGTGTTGGGCATAAATAGTAAACAATTGATACTACTTAATGGGTCATAGGAATTCAGTTTTTTTGGTCCCCAGTTAGATTTTAAGTTGCTGCTAGTAAAGTCAATTTTTCCATCTGCTCCAAATATAAGATCCAAGGAAAAGGCCTCGTCTTTCAAACTTAAAAATGGTTCAGAGACGCCATGGATAGCAACATATCCCATGACCATGCCCCCTGCTTTGCTTAAGGCGCAGATGAGTTTGGCGTTGGGCTGAGTAGAAGATTGAGGGGGAGACATTAAAACGTTAGGAGGGGGATCTGGGGTAGTCCAAAGTGTGAAAAAATCAAAGTCAATACCCAGGGTTCCTAAGCGGGTGTCCACAAACAGTGGAGGGCTTAGACCTAGACTAAGGTTACCTCCTACGATGAAAAAAGGTTGGTTGTACTTAAAAACCATGTTTCCACTCTGGAGCTCGAGTGGGTTTGATGCTGTTATAGTGGAGCCGGTGGAGGCTTCGAGTTGGTTTTGGGCGTTCACAAATAAACCAGAACCTACGTTCACGGCAACTCCGTTTGTAGAAACACTCAAACCCCCAGTGTTGCTCACGCGCACACCAACGCCCTCGCTGTTGGTAGCTAATCCGGCGCCGGTCTTTAAAGCGAGGGCATCGTTTCTAATCTCTATTCCATCGGAAACAGTGATGTGTAGTCCGAGATCGTCGCTGACCAGTGGGCTAGAGACATTAGCGGCGATTTTACCATTAGCTATCGTCAGTCCTGACCCCAGAGCTGCTTGTAGCTGGTCGTTTGTTATCTGCAACCCGTCTCCTACATCAACTTCGATACTGTTGTTTTCCAGCTTCAACGGTTTCTTGGCGGAGAGGGAGGTGTCAAGTTGATTATTAGTATTAACGGTGAGCGTATCTCCCAGTTGAAGGGTTAGTAGGTTTCCATTGATGCTTAAAGGGGGCGTGGTCTGAATGGCTTGAGCCACTTCGGCTTCCAACTGTCCCTGAGTGTTGATGATGAGACCGGCGCCGAGGTTTAAGACAAGATTTCCATTGCTGTTGAATCCGAGGGGACGGTCAATCTTTAGTTGTAAGACTGCTCCGTTTTGTGCAAAGCCATTGTCGTCATAAAACGGGGGTATGATTAACAATGGCTTGTCATTGTAGGGATAAACCGGGTCAAAGTTGGGCGGCAGAGACCGTTTCATGATGAAGTTATCCTACAACGGGGAAGAGATACACATTAAAAACAAGGCAAGTCGCGTTCTCAGGCTGTTTCGAAAATTCGCGTTTATGAATGGCATTCGTTTTGAAAGCATCAACGGAGGGGAGTGGATAAATGCACATGGAAAAATGAAGAAGACACAGCTCGTTCGTCGTTTTAAGTGAGTATGCTTTTATTCACCATTCGAATTCACCACATAATGATTTGTATTATTCCATTTTAACTGTTTTACTTTTGCAATCATCTCGTGACCGAAAGATTTTACAACTGAAAAAATAAGGGATAGTACGATCAAAGTGAGCATTATCTTATCTAAAAGGTCGTCGATCTGTAGGTTAACAGAGTCCAAGGTTATTCTCAGAGGAAGGGATGTCAAGTTTGAGGTGACGAGGGTTGAGGCCAAGCATGTCACAAACACGGTAGCCGCAGTTGCCTGAATAAGAAGGAACATCTGCAAATTACAAAGGATTTTTATTAATATCCGTCCACAGAGTCGGTGGCCAAATCGTAGTTGTAAATAAACTCGTCCGGGTAGGTGTCGGGACGTCCTGAAAACGGGTTAAAGTACACCGTTGGGACGAACTCTTGAATAAATTGGATGCTTCCCAGCCCGCCAGAGCGTGGGACTGACGGTTGGCCTTGAAGCGCCAAATACTGCGTCACGTTTGGGTTGAAAGAGGAGCGGCTTCCTCCCGCTAACTGAAATATCCCATCGGGTCTCAATTTGTATGACCGGTTGTATTCGTTGAGTTGCAAACCCAGTCCGCGGTTATGAGTCATTTTAGCTCCCCCAGCGAGTTGCATTCCGGACTGAGTCATGGCTTGCTCGAGTTCGTAGTTTCTAGGCAGTTCCACGGTGACAGGTGGGGCGTTGGGTTTTAGGAGGAGGGAGGACGGCCAGTGTAATGGATTAGTCACGCTGCGAGGTGTTTCCGTAATGGCGCTTTGCCTGATTAACAGTGAGTTTCGGTCTTCGCGTATATCATTAACTCGTTGAATCATGTTGGCGCCAGCGCTCAGCCAATTCATTTTTGTGCTGTAATCTTGAGACGCGCCCGCAGCGACTCCCATTTGTGGATTCAAAGTCCAAATGTAAGGGGTGGGGATTTCTTTGCTCATTATATAGGTTCGCGGCGAGTCTTAGCGCAGTACTTCTCGAACAGCGCTTCAGCGTCTTGCAGAGTGCGGAGAAGTTGAGACTCCTGCTTGTGGTAAAGGCAACTGCGCGTGAGGGATCTCAGGGACCGGTTTTTTATCTTAATCTCTCTCTTCTTTCCTCTGCTCTGTTGGTAGATCGCGTAAAGCGTCGGGAAGATTTTGTCCCTGATCGGCGCGTTGGGGTCCTGGGCGGCGGCTTCTGTAAAAATTATAGTACCTGATCACTCTACCGGGCACGCAGATGCCATATTTAAAGAGTAGTGTTCTACGAACAAAGCCTATGTTGCCATTGCCAAGCAACAAACTTTGTACGATTTGATTCTTGTAACGCCGCCACGACCGGTACGATTTCTTACCGTCGCCTGCGCGAGAGCTCTGGTCCCATCTGCGCGTCTTAGTGTGAAGGATTTTCCGGCTTTCTTTTGTCGCCGGCACATCTTGCGCCGTGTCCTGTTCCTCCATGTCCTCCACTGCCAATGCTTCCTCGCTGTCCTCGTCGGTGAGGATGGGCGATCTGTCTTTTTCTTCCTCCTCTAATGTTTTCTCCTGACACCTGTCGCGATTCATTCTGTTCTTCGTAGTCGTCATCGACCTGCACGGGTCCAAGCTCCTCTCCGGTCTGAGGGTCTAGGTAGACTCCTCGTCCCTTTTTAAGCAAAAACTCCTCGCGTGCTTTACGAATTGATTGTAATTGGGCCAAGATGTGGGCTTGGTTTATGACGCAAGCAGTAGGTTGGACCAATGAGCCTTTTTCGCTGCTGTCGAAGTAGCGAATGGAATATGGGTGGTAGTCGCTTTCTTCAAATTTTTTTAGATAAGCTGTCGTCCACGCGCCCGCTGTGAGTTTTAAGGAATGACCTGGTTTGCCGTCAATACCGGTCGGAGCTTGCAGTTCAAAGGTGTCAATAACTTGCACTTCGTTGAGTAGAGCTGGGTTGGTGGCTAGGCTTCTGTGAGGTGTGCATAAATTACAGCGACAGTAACATTCTAGCAGGCCATCGCCGCTGCTGTCCTCTTGCAGGTTGTTATGATACATTAGGTAGTTAGCTAACCTTAGAAAGTAAGTATAAGCCCACAGGGTAGGTGGGCTTTCTTTGAAGTGTATGGGCACAAAATCGGTGGGAAGTGCAGAGACCAAACATGGAAGTATTCCAGATCTTTCTAAAATGAAGCTTCTGAAATTCTGCATCATACTTTGACTGGCAAGGTCGGGAAGACCGTTTTGTAGCGTAGTGAGTAGTTTTTGGGGAAATAGGATTTCTGACAACTTTCTGGACGCGTCTTCTTCGTCGAAAGAACACCAGATGTCTTTCTTTCTTCTTTCTAAGATTTTCTCTAATTCTCGGAGATTGTCATCTTGCAGGCATTGCTGCCAGATACCCATGGCTGTCTGCCATGTGTATATCAAAAATAGATAGATGGTGTCACGCACATAGTCTAGGCGTGAATCGCCTTTTAGAGTGTTGTGCAGAACCGATTGACCCAACCTGTTTTCGTGTAACAGACCCATGTAAGACACGAGGTGTGTGATGTCCACGTTAGAGATTTTGACGGCCTGCCGCACATAGCCATGCTTGAACATATAGTGCAGACTTTCGCCTGTTTTCTTGAGAACGGTGGTGTGGTGGAAGAAGCGCTTGATGCTGTGTAGCAAAGACCCCACCAAGACGGCCGCGGAGATATTCTTCCGTTGCTGTGACAAATCTTCCTCTTTTTCTGTTTCCAGCCATTTTTTTAGTTGTTCATCCGATACCGCTTGTTCGGCCCCGTCATTTACCTCTTGTGACTCGTTTTGAACAGCCTTTTTGACCAATAAGTGATGGATCACCGTTGTCATGACTTTTGGCGGCAGATTGACTGCCGGATAAGCAAAGTGTGACAAGCATGTATTGCGTTTCACTACTGCGAGGCGGGGACTATCGTCTCTAAGTTCGACTAATTTGCTGTTATCTCTGTCTTTCAGAGCGTTTGCGGCTGGAACCTCATCACCCAGACCCTCGAAAATTTTGCTGGTGTCTTCCAGAGTTGGAAATTCGGGTATGCGACTGCCGTGTTTTAAATGTAGGATTTCATTAGCTGACGTTCTGTTGGCTTTACATGACAGGGGGATCGGTTGGTTTTGGAAAAACAAGTGGTAGGTGGCTAAGGTTTCCGGCACCATGAAGGTCGGGTAAAAATTGAGTTGTGGGTTATTTGGCGCCGTTCCGTTCTTTTGAATGGGGTTCACATGGTGGGAGGAGCGAAATAAAAAGCTTTCGATGGCCTCGCTGAGTTCTTTAACGGAGGGTGTGAGCTTCCACCTTTCTTCCAAACTTTCGCGTAGGATCTTAGCTTGTCTAGAGCAGTGCAACTGAAGAACGTCCTCAGAAATATAATCGCCCGGAGTCATCTCGGGCTCTTCTTCTGAAAGCTGTGTCTGGCACCCGCTCTCGACTGACTGCGCTTGTTCCTCCTTTGCCATCTAGAAACAAAATGAGCGCCCGTGACTTTGACGTCTGCAGCAGCGAGGAGGAACAACTCGTCATCGACGTCCCACCTGTACCACCAAAGAAACGCGCCACCAAGCGGCGCTTTGGCGGCGAAGCAACAGCTTCACCCGTCGACCCCCGCCCATCCACTTCGTCTTCATTTATGGCCGTGGGCTTTAGTAATCCTCCCATGTTAATAAGCTACAACGATAAGGGGGAAAAAATTTTCACCCCATTATCGAAATCGGCCGCCGCCGCGCCAACAGTGATGCCTACCGATTGGCAACGAGGGATGGAGGTTATCTCCAAGTTTTCTATCCCTTTAAAGGTCGACACCAGCGATCTGACCTTTTTACCTGACGTTGCTAGCGTAGAGTGTTTTAAGAAGCTCTGTCAGGCGTGGCTGAACGAAAAGCGACGTCACGTACCCCTTACGTTTACTAGCCATAAAACGTTTGTGGCTGTTATGGCGCGCTTCTTAAACAGCTTTGTCATCAATTTTGCCAACCTAGCTTGTCATAGTTGGAACGTGACGGGCGCTAGCATCTGGCGCCACCAATGTCTCGTGCCAAAGGCGGAGCTCAGATGTTTTCACGGCCAGCCGATGATTAGACGTGAGCAGACGCTGGAGCTGGACGTGGCCAGCGAAGCCGGACAGCGAGCTCTCAGGGAAAGCCCGGAGACGGCTAAGATCATCACCAACCGTTTTAATCGCAATGTGGTGCAGATAAAGAACGAGGATGCCGTGTGCTGCGTTCAAGACGTGAAGTGCAACGCCGGTTCTTTCGGATCTCACTCGTGTGGGTTGTTTTATAGTGAGAGTCGCAAAGCCATGCAGGCTTTTGAACAAGCCGCCGCGTTTTTGGAGGCTTGTTACCCTAAGATGCCGAAGAGCCGCACTCACCTTTTAATTCCTGTGAAGTGCGATTGTAATTATATTAGCGATGCCCCTCTACTGGGGAGGCAGATTTGTAAGGTGACACCTTTCGCTTTGGCGGCCGCAAAAGGGACGGACGAAACGCTGGTGAGCGATCCTAAGCTTTTAGCCAGCGTTCGCTATCCCTCTGTGTTGGTCTATCAGTGCTGTAATCCGGTGTATCGCTCGAGCAAGGCCACATCTCAAAAGAACTGCGATTTTAAGATATCAGCCCCCGATATGGTTTCGGCGGTGCAGTTGGCGAAGAAAATGTGGTTGGACATTATGGACAAACCCCCAAACATGTTGGTGCCAGAGTTCAAATGGACGCCTGGACTGGAGTTCCAAAATTCCATCTTGCCAACTGCTTTTGACGACGCAGACGACGAATTGTTTTAAAGGAGTCACACAGATTGTGTATTTTTCAAAATAAAATCTTTATTGAATATAATCAAAAGCAGTTTTGCGTTTAATTTCGCGTTCGTGCGATACAAAGTATGGGGAATGATTTTCCAAAAAAGCGTACATGTTCTCTTGATTCCTGTAGAGTATAGGTAGGCTCGATGGATCGGTGAGACGCTCGTTGGGTACACCACGTACTATGTCGATGATGGGATTTCCATTCATCGGGCGGGCAGGATAGCAGGCGAACGATTTTAAAAACAAACAACAAAAAAGACCACAGGCTGCGCTGTTAGGGCCTTGAACGGTGTCTGTACTACGTATGAGTTGAACGCAGCGGTCTTTAGAGGAAGTTAAAGCGCTGCGTCGAAGCAGGCCTTGGTATTCAAAGTCGTAAATTTGTTTCAGTTTCTGGTCGGAAAACCCAAACGGATCAAACATGTAAAAGGAGTTATTTGGCGGATACCAAGCCATCGCTATCCAGTGTTCGCCTCCAGTTTCGCGAAACGCAGTGTTGACGATGGCGCAGGCGGGCTTCGCTTTACTGACAAAGCCAGGAAACCTCTTATCATAGGTCCCAAGCAGTAATGGGGTTACGTTGAGATCGCTTAGAATGCGTTTCAGTTCTGTCTCCGTACTCCCCATGACAGCTGCGCGACAGGGTGAGGTTTAAGTAGTTGCGTTTCCTGCGGAGAACGGCGTTCTTAAATAGACCACTTCTATGACGCCTCGATGTGGTTGATGTACCCTAGCCACGTCGAACACTTCAAACAGGAGATACAACAGAGTTGGTTCTTCCATAGGGTCCACTTCGAAGGTCATGTCCAAGGCGTGAGCAGCATTAGCGTATAGCAAGTTTTGACCGAGATCTGTCAGAGTGCCCATAGACATGAAATTGCTAGAGAAGGGGATGCGCCAGAGCGTTTTGTCGCACAAGAACTTGCGTTCTGTGACGCTCGCGACGGCGTTTTTGCCAATCAGGGGATAAGGCCAGTTAGCGGGATAAGGTTGTCCCTCGCGCATGAGTCCAGCGCTGTTGTAGCCCGTAAAACCAGAGTTATTGTGTTGATTCAAGACAGAGACGGCTTTGTAGTCGGTGAAACGAAGAGGGTCAGGCACCTGACGACAGAGCGGTTGAAAGTTTCGTAGAAAACCATACCACCTATCTTTGTAAGATTCCGGTAGGTGATAACCTTGATACCCGATGTTGTAGTGGGCCAACATCTGAACCAAAAACCAGTCTTTAGTCATGTTGCTCTGCGACACGTTATAGCCTTCTCCATCGATAAGGCGTTTGATCTCAAACTCATTAGGAGTGAGAAGACGGTCGTTTCCGGGCCAAGTGACGGAGGAGTCAAACTGAACGGAAACCCTCCTAAAGGTGTGACTGAGATAGAAGGTTCCGTCGAGATAGGGAATGGATCCACTATAGTTGAAGTAGGGATCGAAGGGCGAACCTAGCGCTGGGGTTTCTTTGGCCTTGATCCGGGTGAAACTCCACCCGCGGAAAGCGGCCCAGTTTCTTGATGGGATCGATATGGGAACTTGGGTGGCCCCGGCGGGGATGGTGTAAAGCATGTTAGCCGCCGATAAGTAATCTATGAAAGACTGATCGTTGGTATCGTTTCTTAACATAGCCTCCAGGGTGCTAGCTGTGTTGTGGGCCATGGGAAAGAAAGAGGCGTAGAGAGTGATGTTTTCGTACGTGATCGAAGCACCGTCTACTCTAAGATCGTTTCCCAAGGTGCTCTGCAGAATCATGTTGACGTCTTTGCGGAAAGACCACTCATACGTGTATGTTCCCGGAAGCAGAAGCAAGTTGCGAATAGCGAAGAATTTCTGGGGAACTTGAATGTGAAATTTACAATATCTTCCGTTGCCAAGAATTTGAGATCGGTAGCGTAGGCCGGCGTTGCGGTGATGATTAAAAGGGTTAATATTATCCATCACATCGAGGGACCACCGGGAGCCCACGTTCACGTAGCTATCAATTAAACCAGCGGCTGGAAGTTTTCCGTTCATGTAGTCATAGGTGTTCTCATTTTCGGGCAGGGTGGTGTTAGGCGGCGTAAATTTATACTTATCTGGGAGATACATAGCCACGTTGGAATAGAGAAAGCCCCTCCACAGGTTAGCGGGTATGTTCAACTCCAAAGCGTCCAGGTTCCCCTTGGACACCCACCCTTCTTCGTTTGGAACAGCGGCTCCTTCAGCTGTTACGGGCTTCGCCGCAGTGGGATTCATGCCAGAAAGGGGATAAGCATAGTTGGGCATCTCATCCTCTACTCCCACATTTTCGACAATTCGAACGTCTGGATCATAGCTGTCTACCGCTTGGTTCCACATAGCAAAGTAACGGTTACGATCTACCAAGCTGTCGAGCAGCAATTGATAGGACAATTCTGTGTTGCGGTCTTGTAAATCCACTACGGCGTTCAGCTGGGACGCCTGGCCGGCCAACACGCCTAGATTGCCGTTGCTGTTGTAGTAAAGCAGTCCTATGAAATTGTCTCTGAAGGCCACGTAGTTAGGTCTGTTTGGTGCGGCTTGCTGAGCGAGAGCCGCGCGCGACTGTTCTTCGTCGGTACCCACTTTATATACTATATGGCTGTCTGGCATCATTAAGTTCACGTTCTCAGAATACAAGACGATATCCGGCCTGGCGGCTTGGGTTCCAGTCTTAAAGAATTTAAGGGTTGGGTTGCCATCGCCCTGTCCTCCATCGACGTTGGTAGGGGGTGCGTAGCTTCCGTAACACGGGGTGGGGTTCTGCTGATTGTTAAGAACGCGCCCTCCCACGGCGGCAATGTCGTCGCTAAGCGTCGTTCCGGGCTCCCACGAGTCGATTCCAATCTGAGGTTCTGGCTGGTAAGTTGGGTCGCAGTATTTGTCGACGGCGATGCGCAGCCCGCTAGCGGTGATCTCGACACCTTCGAATGCCGCTTGGCCAAAGGTCACTGTAGTATTATTTTTTTGGTACTGACATGGGTTTGGCGCGCCCTTGGGAGCCAATTGGTTGTACTGCGTCCCGCTGTAAGGCTTGAAGCTGGGTCCGCGGTCTAGGGTCCCGCGGATGTCAAAGTAAGTGCTTCCCATGTCCAGCACGCGGTTGTCTCCAACGGCCAACTGAAACCGCGTTTTATAAGTGTAGACCGTGTCTTCTTTGTCCACCGGTACGAAGCGCAACTGCAGCTTCTGCGACCTTTCGGTGGTCACGTCGTGGGTGGGTGCCACGGTTGGGTTTCTAAATTTGTTACCCAGGTGGAAATAGGTTTCCGTGGCTTGCGCAAATTGCACGATGCCGGGCGATAAGTATTCTGATGCATCCTGCCCGGCGATGTGCATGTAGGACCATTGCGGCATCATCGAAGGGGTGGCCATCTTTCTTCACCTATTTCGAAAGCAACGCAGGCAGTCTTACATTTTGCTTCGTTCAGAAACACCTTCTGCGCTTTGCGCTGGCAACACCCAACCCCACTATTCTGTTCAGAGTCCCCTGCCAGTTGGTCCGTCTGGAAGGGCGAACGTTGGCGCCTATCGGTTTAGTGAGTGAGGTGGGGGGAGGCGGAAGGTCTAGCGTAGTGGGCACGTCGGTGATAGGCGGCTGTGTGGGGGGCAACACCGGTCTGGCCAAAGAGGGATGAGGGCGAGTCATTGGAAACGGCGGAGGCTTCTTGTCGCCAAAAATCTCCTCATAAGGCGGAGGCTGAGGCGCTGGATTTGTTTTGATAACGATCTGTTCCTCTTCTTCTTCACGCGGTCGCTTGGAAGGACGGATTTCAGTGGGAGCCATCGTTTCCTCTACTTCGACCCCAGGCGGGGGATTCCTAGAACTCTCCATCCTTTTTGCTATGGCCCTGTCTAGTTCTTGTCTTGTAAGATCTATGGCCCCGTGTATACCGGAGCTGATGCCATCGATAAGCTTTTCCTGGACACCGGTGTCTTTGAGTTTTTCTCTCAGGGCCTGACCGGCGCTTGAATTCCACGCCTTAGAGCCCCAGGTTTTGATGTTACTGCCAAAGCTGGATCCGAAAGATTTAAGGCCGCTCCATAGGTTTCCCCAGTTGATGGCTCCCCCACTCATGGAGCTGGTGCCGATGTCCGACCAGGAGTTAAGCATGGGCCGAGTGCCGCGGCGAGGCGCCAATGATGAAAAACTGAATTCTTCCATAGTGTTTGTTTTTTTTTGCTTTTATTGACTGTTTTGCTGGGCGACACATGTAAAGAAAAAAACAAATGGCGCACACTTTATTTATTTCTAGAGGCTTGTAAGGCGACAGATGCAATTCCTGGTATAGCCCCTACAGCGGCCGCAATGATAGGTGCCAGCAGTGGCAGAAATCCTCCGTTTAGAGATTTCCTAGTTCTTCCGCGCCTCATGTGGGGACGTGGTTTCATTCTTCGGGTGCGAACCGGGATTCGGACGCGATAGGTGACTTTTCCGCCGTACATCCCAACAGTGGTCTCTAAAACCTTGCTTGACTGCAGAACGAACGAAGACATTTTTTTCTCAGTCTAGGTGGTGATAGAAGGGTGGTAGGCAACGTTCGGCAAAAAACGTCCCTTCGAATCGCGTCTTAACGGAGGCGACGGAGGAGTGACAGTGATGGAAGGGTGATAAACGACATTGGGTAAAATCTCCCCCTTAGAATTGCGCCTCAAGAGGGGTAGGGATTTCCGCGCGACGCGTCTTCGACGTCTTCTGCGTCTTCGAGTTCGCCTCACTGGAGGACCGAGGCGAATCGAGGGATGATAGCGAACGTATGGCCGTACGCTGACCACACGTGAACTATCCGCAGTAGAAGCGGGGGCGGACGGTTTGCTCGCAACTGCCATCTCTACGTCCACTGTCTGTACACCGAGGTCTGGCGTCACCTGTTTGTAGGAGCGCATTTTAATGTCATCGAGTTCCACGTTAGAAGCGGAAGAGGGGACATTGGAAACTTCTTCTTCGTTCTCGCTTGTTTTTAGAGTTTTGGAAGGGAGCAACACTTGCACAGTAGGCGCGAGGTCAAAATCACCGCTGTCACTCCGTCCCCTCTTAACTCCGCTTATGGGAAAAACGGTTTGACGGGTAACCGGTTTCATAGACGGCGTGGGGTTTTCCGTGTCTAGCACGAACGCTCCGCCGATACGCTTTCGCCTTTTTCCGTAGGCGAACTCGTTCTGCGCTTCCGACGCCTGTTGAAGGATGTCTTTGTCGGTGTAGACCTCGTCGTAGGGGCGTTTCGGAAGTAAGGGCGAAGCGCTGCCAGGCTTGAGAAAGTTGTCCACCGCTGGACGTCGTTTGGTGACGCGGCCCGCCAGAGCGCTGTCCGCTTTTCGCTTAGCATTACTTTTTATATTCGGAAGCCCATAGATTTCCGGGTGCGCCGCTCTTAACAGCTCTTCCTTAATTTCTCGAGTGATGGAAGTCATGAGGCTGATTGGCAAAAATTAGATCTTTACTGTGTCGCTCTACGCCTTCTCTTCGGCCTCCGTCTCCGCCGTATTCTGTCTATCGCGCGACTTAAAAAGGTTGAGGTTGCGTCTGGGAGGCGTCTGGTAGTTCTGCGACGGCGTCGCCTACGGGTGGTTATCTCGCCGTTGGCAACCGCCGCTTCGTACGCGGCTACCACGTCGGCTACCGCGTTGGCAGCCGCCTGCTCTGCATCCACGTCGTCATCTTCTTCGGTTTTGATCACTGGCCGTGGAGCTGTCTGCGTGCCTCGGGTTCTCGTACCCTTCTTGGATCCCCACGCCGCCCTGTAATGTCCTCTAACACGCACGGGGTGCTCCGCGGAACGTTTTCTAGCCCCGCCGTACATGCTTCTCAACCCTAAACCCCACCCACTGTTGTTGCTGGGAGACACTAAAATGGCCATATCTCATGGGTTGTTTCAGAAAGTGCGACTCGAAAGCACGCGAGGTGTCAACACCCCTAAACTTTTGTACACGTAAGGACAGATTCTTCGACGCGCGTCCGTCAGCGTCACTCGTTGCACGCCCGAGACGCTGTTCTTTATCGGCAGCGTCCCGTGATCCGTCAGAGCTGGGACGTTTTCGCTGATGGAGGTTATAGTCGGCGCAGGCGGCTGAACCAAAATCTGGTTTTTGGGAAATCGGTTGAAAACGTGTGTCTGGTTAGTGGACGCGCGGATCATCTGAGAATACACAGCCTGGGCGTTAAAGTAATTGCGCGCGGTCAGTGGCAAGAGTTCTGTGCCGATAACGGGATAGTTGGAAGGATTTTGGCTTGACTTGAAAGTAACCGGCTCCTTGGCCAGGTCGGGCAAACTCCAATATATCTGTTCCACCCCGCCTGTCACGTCGGGGGCGGTCAGCAGAGTGGTGCTTCGCACGCCGTCTTCTGGCCCGTAATTATAGGCTAGATACCAGCTTCGGTATGAGGTAAACTGGTCACCTGCACTGGCATCCTCGCCCACGTGGTAACTCAAGCCGTTTTCATCTTGAGTCAGAGGCTGAATGGTGGTGGGATCGTCCGGTCTATAATTTGCTACGTCCAGCAAGGCAGGAATGTTACCCCCCTTGAGATCCTCGTACGAGATGACAAAGCCTTGTTGGAACGGCTGCCGCTTGCGGATGCCGAGGAGGTTGTTTAGGCGGGTGTACGTGAAATCAATGGCACAGCCTGGGAGTAGTACCACATCCGGATGAAAAGCCTCATATGTGTAAAGACCCGGCATCACTAGTTCACTCACGGGGTCAAAACCTAATCTAAAGTTTCTAGTGTCTATCTTTACCCCGATTTGATCTTCAGGCACCCCCCGGTTTCTGCCCACCGACAGATAGTTTTCTAAAATGGCGTTGTTCATTAAGTCTATCACCTTCATATCCGAATAATTGCCTTCGGGTATGTAAAGAGTGAACCACTCGTAAGTGGCAACTCCGTTCTCGAGAGCGGCCATCACTTTCACCCTGAACGAGTTGCTGAACATATAACTGGTGACGTTAGGCATATTCATATGCAGGATGCTTTTGAACTCAGCGCCCCAACGAGACCGCTCATCAAAGTTAATGGTCTGCGTGCTAGCTTCCAGTGGGCTAAAGTCACTATTTTGAACCACACTAGTCAAATAATTACTGTGGTCGTTCTGATAATTGAGCGAAGCGATATCTGCAGACTTGTTATCGATAAGATAGATCTTAGTAGTGTCGTGCAAAGGAGGAAGTTGAGAGTAAATGATGCTATTTCTTCCTTCCGAGGCGGAACGATATCTCGGCGGAACGAACAAGTCTTCAAAGGGCGCCTGTGAAGCCATCACGCTCTGATAAGACGGCGGCGGAACGGCGATCCGTTGCATCTTCCCTGAACGATTAGAGAAGAGTACGAACGACCCACATTTTTTCGTCCCGACTCCACAACAAGACACAGACATGGCTTTGGTAAGACACGTTTTTCTTTATAGAAGTAAATGTATTTTACACAGGGTCACAATGTAATCCTACCTTTAGGTTTAAGGTGGGCAAATGGGTCACCACGTCCTCCCAGCTTGCGCCCCCTGTCATTGGTCCCATCGTCGGTTTCTACCCCTTCTCGTCTTAACTGCGCATAGGTTTTCCACCCATCCAGACGGCTAATCAGGCTATCTAACTGTGAGTCGCGATTCACTTCCTCCCGCCATCTAAAGTCTTCTCTAGCTCTGTCTAAGTACTCGTCCTCCCCACGGACATATCGATTATAAGGAAAACGACTGGGTCTTATCCAGGTCCTTTCCTCGTTGACGGGCGGTGTCGGTGTGGGAGAAGCGGATTCAAGCCCGTTGACCTTTTCGTACACGTCCTCTAGTTCGTTTTGGAAAAAATCGCTCGCCGTGGCACCCTCTAGACGGCTATAAGTTTCACGTAGGTCATCTAAATCATGGGGTACGGGGTCATTGCTGTCATCCCATACCAGGTCCTCTTGCTCTGGAAAATCATCGAAGTCCCCCGTGTAGAAACCCTCCGGCGGCAGCCAGTTAGCGTTCAGAACGGCATTAGTGAAGTAATTGGGCGACAGCGCGGCGGCGCGATGAAAATAATCCATTAGACGATTAATAAAGAATCTATTTTTTGCATAAAAGGACGGCTCTAAGTTAGCCGCCGTCATGTCGAGCGCGGAGGACGGTGTAGCCCCGTCTTGCATCAGATACAAACTGACAGCCTGTTGGACGTATCTGAGAATCCGCTCTTCCTCCTCACTGAGAGAGTAGACCTGTGGGACTTTGTGCTTCCTGTTAGTAAGCAGGAAGTTCAGTGTCGACTGGAGATTCTCCTCTGTCATGTTTCCGATGGCTTTGCTGACACTCGTAATCTCATTGTAAGTGGTCTCATCGAATCTAGTCTGCCCGATGGTCTCTCGGTAGAGGGTGAGCAGATGTCCTATGTAGCTGTCGCGCGAAATGGACACGGCATCCGTAAACGGAGCCACCATCAGTAGTAACAACCTGGTGTTAGGGGTGAGGATCGAGGATACCGAGGCCTGGCTAGCCTGAGCGCTTCTGACACCCCACAACGGACGGAGATTGTCAAAAGCATTGTTTAGGTTAACCGTCTGGGAACCGCTCTTGTTAGTGGAGAAGTAGTAGTTTGGTCCGGAGCGATAGACATCCGTCTGGGGTACCTCGGATACCAAAGTTCTCAAGGCGCTTATGAAAGCCAGATAGTCTTCCTGCCCCTTAGGAACAACCGCCGGCAGCTCGGAGATGAACGCATTGAGGGTGACTAACGAGGCTAAGGACGGTTCAGCCGAAGCTCGTTCTTTGCGAGCAACCGCTTCCCGCACGTCGGTGACCAACCTTTCTAGATTAGTCTGAACGTTAGAGCTGTTGTAGCGAGAAACTCTTTCTAACAGGGCGTTAAAAATCTGTCCGCCCTCGTCTGATCTAACCGCTCCGTTTTCGACCAGAGCGTTCACGATCGCCAAGACTTTTTCATGGGTAGGATCGTTTCTAGACGGCACAGCGGCTTCTAAGATTTGATCAAAACGATTGGCCCGCGGCTGACTTGCAAACTTATGGGGGTTAACCGTTGTCAAAGCCATAATGCGACGAAAGGACTCGTCCCAGTTGGAAAGCGCCGACGGCTGACTCTGTTGCGAGGCGCGGTTTTGTGGATTGTTGATAGATGTCATGATTGTTAGTAAAACTCGTCCTCTCCGTCGGAATCCTCGTCTTCCTCCGCTCTTCCTCGCGCGTACGTCTCTGAGACCGCCTCCGGAAGATCGGTGACGTTGGAAGAGGACGCGTCCGTCAGCGCCCTCCTCAACATCGACATGAGACTAGCGTCTCCTATCTCTCTCTTACGTGACTCCGCCACAACCCTCTGCATCTTCTCGTTTCTATAAACCCCCAAGTCATCGCTCAGACACAGAACTTTTAACACCATCCTCATGTAAAAGGTGGCTATCTTCACCTCTTTGTCCATAGGCACAAAATAGTTGTGATAGATCTTTCGCGCATAAAATTTAGCCAATGTGAGAACAGAGTAGTTGATGGCTGCCACCTTTTCGGCCAGTTTGAGGTTTCGCTCCTGCACCACGATAGTGTGTAGAACGTTAATGAGATCGAGTAGCCAACGCCCATCCGGATCCCCGATGTGAAGGAGAGACTCGCGAAAGACACCGTCGTCGCGAGAATGTTGGAGTATAAGGAAAAGTTGGGAAGTGAGAGAGCGGCTGGAAGGGTTTTCAGTGAGGGCCTCCACAAAATCCCAAAGGTGCATCAGTCCCACAGTCACTTCCTGTCTCGCTACTAAAGTACGGACGTGGTTGTTGAAACTTTGCTGAAAGTTCTTTTCTTCCTTCACGGTCTGCTGATACGTGGTTAGTAGATTGGCCGCCTCCAGATGTGCCCGAGCCGGGCTAACGGACGTGGGGGCGGCAGGTTCCGTTTCAAAATCATGGTCCGTTAAAACACGCTGAGAGTCGAGACGCATGTGACTCCCGGCCCGGAGACGCAGGTCGCGCACAGTCTCAGCGTATTCGCCATCTTCTTCTCTAATGAGGTTACGTTTTGGAACGTAAGCCTCAGATGCATCCTTTTTTAGGACTGCCCTGGGATGCGTCTCCGGGTCGTGAGTCAGTCTGGCTAGACCTTCTCCTTCTTCCTCCGGTTCTGGCGCGGCTGTTGCCGTCGTCGCGGCCGCCGTCGGGTGGACGGTTTTCTGAGGGGTGGGTTTCATTTGACGCAAAACCGGATGCATCTGTAACGGCGCACGTTTCTCTTCGTCGGTTTTGTTTTGCCTCTTTTTTCTTTTTAACTGCAGACTGCTATGGACTGTGCCGCTCTCACCGGTCAGAGCGTTTACACCATGACCGTGTTCAACCCCCTCCGTAACATCTGGAACCGAGTTGGCGACTGGACACGCGCCTCCACCACCGCGTTGGGCATCTCCTGGATGTCCAGATACATCTACCGCTATCCCAGACTCATGTTGTTAAATCTGTCACCTAGATCAGAAGCGACTCAACGGTGGCCGCTGTACTTGTATCCACCCCCTCATTTTTTGGTGGGCTATCAATACATTATTAGAGTTTGTAACGATTATATTTTTGACTCCAGAGCTTTCAGTCGTCTCAAGTACACCGAGATTTCTGTCCCCCATCAACAAACGGTAGATTGGAGCATGCTATCCAACTGTTCCTACACCATCAACACCGCAGCCTACCACCGTTTTATCGACCTGGACAATTTTGAGGAAACACTTAATCAGATACAACAAGCCGTGCTGGCCGATAGAATCATCGCAGATCTCGCAGCTCTTAGACCGCTGCAGGGATACGGACTCAACAGAGTAGACGATGAGCCAAATGTATCCTTAGAAGAGGTTTTACAGTTACGGTATACGAACCTGGGCGAGTGCCAAGACGAAGCTTGGGGTTTGCATGAACGAGTACAAGCTCAGAGATCAGACAGCAACGATCTAGAGATTCTACGCACTATTCGTAAACTAAAAACCGCCTACTTTCAATTTCTGCTAAGTAGATACATTCCAAAAGAAAGAGAACTCAGCTTACCTTCTGATTGCGATTGGCTTCAAGCCTTTATCGATGAATTCGCCGCCGAAGAAGATCAGCTATTTGACGCTCTTCAACTGTCTCGCGTCCCTGTAGAAACATTGTTAACAATGGTCATCGACGCCGTCTGTCTCCCAAACGGCAGTCCCATGGAACACTGCGAAGCCCTAAAAGGAGGAGCTTTCGAACTCAGACCGAGAGAAGGTGGACTAGCCGTCACCGAACAGATGAGACGACGACGAGGCGAGATGATAGAAAGATTTGTAGACAGACTGCCTATCACTCGCCGCAGGAGACGGCGAAGACCCGTAGAGGAGGAAGTAGAAGAGATCAGACCACCTTCTCCCACTCCTCCGTCCTTTGAGGAAGAAGTGAGACTAGCGGTGGCGGAAGCTATTCGTCTTTTAGAAGAAGAGCTTACAGTGGCCGCCAGAGACCACCGTTTTTTTAACTTTGCGGTCCACTTTTATGACACCATGCGACGTCTTCAGCAGATGGATGACATTAACGAATCCACCATTCGCCGTTGGGTCATGTACTTTTTCGTGGGGGAACACGTAGCCACCACTCTAAATTACATACACTATCACTTTAGAAGTGTTATACCTTTCAACAGATTTGTGCAACTTAACCTCGCTCAGCTTGTCATGCGCGCCCGCGACGCCCATGGGGGAGTCATCTACAGCCGTGTATGGAACGAACACGGTCAAGATGCGTTTGTTCAGATTATGCAACGCGTAGGGGTCGACTTAGCGGCTACGGTAGAGAGGGCAGGACGAGGAGACCTCGATGAGGAAGAAATAGAGCAGTTTATGGAAGATATCGCGTATCGGGACAACAGCGGGGACGTGCAAGAGATTTTGCGTCAGGTGGAGTTGAACGATATTGATGTGGATTCCATCGAACTGTCTTTCAGGTTCAGGTTTACGGGGCCTGTAGTCTTCAGCCAGAACAGACAGATACAGACCATCAATCAAAGAGTGGTGAGATGGAGCTCCCAGATGAGAAGAGTCCGCCGAGATCTCCCCCAGTTGAACGCCGACGTACGACTTCCCCCCATGTAAAATCAAAAAGAAGGAGGTGTACCGTGGTTTCCGTGAGAAGCACCTGGACTCTGTGTGGCCTCACCGGTGAAGGGGTCGCCGTAGAAGTCAAATACTGTTCTTTCGCGAAAGGAATACAAAATTTGTTAGAGCTGAACTGTCTTTCAGTTTCCTCTCTCCCATACGAGGAACCCTCGCCAAAGGACCTCCAACATGTTCTACTAAACATGGGTTTTGCCAGAGCCACTCTGTGGCGTTACAAACAAGGCAGATTTACAAAACACGACTTGCAGTTAGAATGTGAACCGACTGTGTCTGTTCAACCCATTCTTCTTCACCATCGAGGAAAGATTTTTGTGATAAAAAACGTCTGTAAAACAAACAAGTGTGAATACTGTGGTTCTTACTACAAAACAAACCACACCTGTTCCTATCGTCGAAGGGAATTCTACTTTCACCATGTTAATTCTTTCTCTGCTTCCTGGTGGGAAGACATTTCTTTTTTCCCCATCGGCAGCTGTGAAAGTACCCAACGACTTTTTATCACCTACGATGTGGAGACTTATACGTGGCACGGCAAAAACGGAAAACAATTAGTTCCATTCCTCCTGGTCTTTAGTATATCTGCTTCCTCACCGTCGCTTTCCGCCGCTGCGATTAAAATAGCTCACGATGAACAGTGGTTAGAGTGGCACGGAAACAAAAACACTTTCTATGTTGTCAGTCCAGACCGATCCTGCATCGGAAACAAGTTCAGGTCCTACCGTAACTGCTTACAAAAACATTTTACTGACACCGTCTGGGAGATTTTTAAGAGTGAGAACATAGAACGATTGCCTCAGATAGAAAACATGTCCTTCAAAGACCTCTCTCAGCTAAAGCTAAACGGAAGGCCTACATTCTTAGAAATATATGTCGTCGGGCACAACATCTGCGGCTTCGATGAAATCGTTCTTGCAGCTCAGGTCATTCATGACAGAGCGGAAGTTCCGAAAGCTTTCAGAGTCAGCCGAAACTTCATGCCCAGAAACGGCAGGATTTTGTTCAACGACATCACATTCGCCCTGCCTAACCCAAGATACAAGAAACGAAAAGACTTTGACGCTTGGCGTTGCGGAATTATTGAAGAGACGGATCTTCAACACCAGTTCGTAAAGTTTATGGTGAGAGACACTTTTGCCTTAACACACACCAGTCTGAGAAATGCAGCCAAAGCATACAACCTGAAAGTAGAAAAGGGAAGCTGTCCTTATACGGCCGTAAACGAATTTTTCATGTTGGGTTCTTATCGCACCGACGAGGATGGCTTCCCAGAAGCCACCTACTGGAAAGACCATGAAGAGTACCTCTTTAATAAAAAAACTTGGCTTGTAAGCGGTCGACGACCGTATGACATTGTCCAGGAAACACTCGACTATTGTGCTTTAGATGTGCAGGTCACAGAACTTTTGGTGCATGAACTTTGTCGCTCGTACGAACGGTTCGTCTCAGAATCGGTGGGGCTGCCAAACTCTCGCTTTAACGTACTGCAGCGGCCAACCATCAGTTCAAATTCACACGCCATTTTTAGGCAGACGTTGTACACAGAACTAAATATCGATAAGCCCACTCTTGACGTTCACTTGCTCGCTCCTTCTACTCACATGTATGACTTTGTCAGACAGAGCATCCGAGGAGGTAGATGTTACCCCACTTACCTGGGAATACTTAGCCAGCCTCTTTACGTTTATGATATTTGTGGGATGTATGCCAGTGCTTTGACTCATCCAATGCCCACCGGTCCCCCCATGAACCCTTTAGATCGTGGAATTGCTTTGACCAGGTGGCAGAACCGACTGAATCAACCGGCCAAAATAAGCTATTTTGAAAGCGAACTGCCCCCAGCAATTTTCGTGATGGATGCAGATCCTCCAGCGGAAGAATATTTGGACGTCTTACCGCCTTTCTGCAGCAGGAAGGGTGGAAGACTCGTCTGGACTAATGAATCATTACGAGGAGAGGTGTGTACCTCTATTGACGCCGTGACATTACACAATCGCGGCTGGTCTGTCTCTATAGTCCCAGATGAAAAAAATACAGTTTTTCCTCAATGGGCTTGCCTTTGTAAACGTTACGTGGAAGTAAACATTGGAGCCAAAGAGAAAGCCGACCGCGAAAAAAATCAGACCATGCGTAGCATAGCCAAACTGCTCAGCAACGCCCTCTACGGCTCGTTCGCCACCAAATTAGACAATAAAACAGTGATTTTTTCAGATCAGTTGGAGGACAGCCAACCTTTGATTGCCCAAGGTCTTGTAAACATCAAATGTACAAACTTCATCGAAACCGATAACTTCTGTGCGGAGATAATGCCAGAGTTTTCAGTGACGTACTCACCGCTCGCCGACACGCCGGCTGACGTCTCGCCACGCGACGCAATGACGGAAGAGGAATACGAGGCGCCTTTATATAGGTCCATAAACCACGCCCACTGTGTAAATGTGAAGTATAAGCCAATCACATTTCTAGATGTAGATGATGACGACATTTGCCTTCACACCTTAGAAAGGACTTGTCCTCTTATAGAAAACAAGAGATACCCGTCGCACATTGCGTCTTTTGTGTTAGCGTGGACGCGCGCCTTCATCTCCGAGTGGGCTACTTTTCTGTACGCGGACGACTACGGCACCCCCTTAGAATCTCGCACGCTCAAATCGGTTTACGGTGACACGGACAGTCTTTTTCTAACCGAGGAGGGACGCAGACTCATGGAAACCAAAGGTAAGCACAGGATAAAGAAGAACGGCGGAAAACTGGTTTTTGATCCGGCTCATCCTGACCTTACTTGGCTAGTGGAATGTGAAACGCAGTGCCAGTCATGTGGGGGTGATGCCTACAGCGGAGAATCCGTCTTTCTTGCTCCTAAGCTATATGGGCTAAAGAACACTGTCTGTGTGCGTTGCGGAACCGTGGGCAAAGGCAAACTTAGAGCAAAAGGTCACGCCTCGTCCCAGCTTGATTACAACACCTTACTGCGTTGCTACTTAAACGACTCACAGGGGGCGGAACAGAACCTCAACACGAGTCGTTTGTCGCTCAAGAGAACCATTGCCTCTGCACAGACACACGTCGCGCCTTTCACTGTGACGGAAACGACTCTGACGCGAAAGTTGAGACCGTGGAAGGACATGACTCTGCGAATTCAGCGCAACGGAGGAAGCGGCGACGGTTATCGACTTCTGCCCCACTCCAACTCCCACCCGAACCCTCGCAACACTCAGCTCTGCTCGATGGAAATTCCTTGGAACATCTGAGCGAACTATGGGAGCGTCTCAACATCCTGAAACAAGCTTTCGATGACATGAGCAGTTCGGAAGGCTTGAAACCTCTCAAATGTTTTGCTTCCCTGGACGAACTGTTATCGCTTGCTGGAGAACCATTTTTACGCGAGATGATTCAATGTAATAGAACTGTGAGGAAGATGATGAATGACGTGGTTCCATTCATCCATTCAGACGGTAGTTGTAACAGTTTAAACTACAACATGCAGCCCGTTATAGGGGTAGTCTACGGTCCGACAGGATGCGGTAAATCTCAGTTATTGAGAAATTTACTGTCCTCCGGACTTCTGAAACCTGCCCCGGAGACAGTATTTTTTATTGCCCCACATGTGGACATGATCCCACCACAAGAAATGACGGCATGGAAGACCCAAATTTGTGAGGGAAATTATGAGCCTGGACCCGATGGGACTCTAGTACCCAGAAGCTCATCCCTGATGCCGCGCTTTGTAAAAATGGCTTATGAGGAACTCACTTTGGATCACAATTACGACGTGGCTCATCCTGAAAATGTTTTTGCAGCCGCGGCTTCCCAGGGACCTATCGCCATCATTATGGATGAATGTATGGAAAACTTAGGCGGACACAAGGGGGTTGCTAAATTCTTCCATGCCTTTCCTTCAAAACTACATGACAGGTTTCCCAGATGTAGCGGTTATAACGTGTTTGTGGTGCTGCATAACATGAACCCCAGAAAAGACTTGGGGGGCAATATCAGCAACCTTAAGATACAGGCTAAACTTCATCTCATCAGCCCCAGGATGCATCCATCCCAGATAAGCCGCTTTGTTAACAACTTTACTAAAGGCATGCCCCTGCCCATCTCTCTGCTGCTAAAGGACATCATAAACTTTCATAGTCAAAATTGTAAGTATGATTGGGTCGTATACAACACCGACCCGCCAAACGATGCTCTCCAGTGGTGTTATTTACATCCCACGGAAGGACTCATGCCCATGTACCTGAATGTTCAATGTTTTTTGTATTCTGTTCTTTTGCAAATTCATAGATTGTTAAATAACAGACACCGATGGACAAAATATTATCACAATAAAAAGTGAATTTATTGTCAGTACAGCGGGTATGACTTTTTAAGTTAACAATCGTCTACTTCATTGGAGGTACATTCCTCGCCTTCTTCCTCCATTTCACTGTCATTTTCCCCAGTTGGAACGTCCCCCTCAGATGGTAGCTCCTCAACATCCGCAGAGTCAAACAGTTCCAGAGATCTCCCACTTAACATCCTCGCTTCCAAAAACGTTCCAAACTTAGGAATAACGTTGTCTTCTTTGACATTCACTAGCTTCACTTTATTGCCACTACAACCTATAAAGTATATCTTATCCTTTAAAGAGCTAGCAAGGGTGATCGTTCCAGCAGTGGTCGTGGCTCTCTGCTCTCCAAAAATGTTACACCCGGTTATGGTCCAGTTCTGTAGACTAGAATCTGTCAAGATGTTGACAAACTTCATGTCGCAATAGTAGAGCGTATTGCCCGTAAAAGTCGGAGGCGAGACGGAGGCGTCATCAAAATAAAAACCCGCGATATTGATGTTGGTGCCATTGGCCATTCTGAAAACAGTTGGCCATTTATTACCGCCCACATCGGCATGGTTCATGGTATTGTCAGTAAAAGCTCCATGAGCCGCGTTGTTGGAACCTGCCATTCCCAGATACCACATCCGTGTACCCCCCACATGTAGGTAGGCACAACGACAATTAGCAATGATGTTTCCCACCCTGCGCCAATTGCCCCCCACCACATTAAAACACACACAGCAATCGAAAAAACAATTGCTGTTGGCTAACGAATACTCCGAAGCCCCACTGTTGGCTATGCCAAATCTGCACATTCTAAACCGACAGTTTAAGACCATGTGCTGTTGATGCCAATCTGGTTTATAAGCGGTGGAGTCATGATACCACAGAGCGGCCCCATTAAAGTTAGAAAAATTACAGTTAATAATGGAACTTTTCCATGCATGACTGAACCAGATAGCGCTCTCGGTCAGATACTCATCTTTCATCGTTTCTTCTCTAATGACTACCCGAGAGCCTGAAAAATTGATGTCATAAAACGTGATGGGGATTGAATCCGCATGTTTAGAACCATCACCCCCAACCACCTCTATCATGGGCCCGGGTCCTGAAAGTTTAACGAACGCCCCTCGTCCATAAATGATCACCGGTTTGGTGATTGTGATCTTGCTCCATTTATACACTGCCCCAGGTACCAAGTAAACAGCTGCATTGTCCGCCAGCACCTGAGCTGCATCGTCCTCTGGTTTGAGAATCACAAAATTATAATCCTCTGTCTTTTCAGACACACCATTAGAAGGTGGGATAAAGCCCCCGTCAATAGACGAACCCGCCACATTTTGCCTCGCCCCTGCCCAACTAGGAAGACGACTGGTTAGGTATGGCACGTTTACAGCGGCGCTTGAGAACACTGAAAAGAAAGAACACAAAAGAGGATCTTAGTACAATTTAATCATAGGACACATTTTAATCTTCCTCATCAGAAGAATAATCAAGCGCATGGCATGTGTTCCGTGTTGGGTCATTAATAAACTCAGAGGTCAGTATAGTAAAGGAAGGTTGAGGGGCGATGTGTTTGGAGCCACATTCACACTGAGTCAAAGCGCTGTTAGTTTTACTGCATTTGATGCGACATACACTGACGCTCTGATCGAAGTTTCCCCATAAACACAGGCTTGGACCCACATTGACATCCAGGACAAGATGGGTATAACTGAAGTTACATCTTTCTGGATTGAAAACACCCTTGCGTCTTCCCAAGAATACAATCCCACGCTGCATAGTGTTCTCTTTAAAAACAGGGTACTTTTTTCCAAGGTGAGGAACAAAATGGAAGGTGGCCAGCGGTGCAACCGTTGCCCCCAAACAAGTCAACAAAGAGGGTTTTTTGTCAGTACAACTGATGATAGCATTGTTTTTAATCACTCCACTTCCCCAAAGTAGCAGCGCACTTTCACTCAGAGTTACAGTGTTACATTTGAAGACAATGTCAGTTTTACAGACCACCGCCACGGTGCAATTTTCAAAGGAACAATACTTTATGTTGACACTATAATCACCATCTATCTTTAGACCCCGCGAACAGTTTACAAAAGAACAACCCTTAGCTGTAAAGCCACAGGTGACCCTCACTGCTGTCCCACCCACATTAATAAACTCCACCCCATGAAGCAAGGTGTGTGTTTTAGTACACATGATCACCCCCTGATCCTCGTAACCCACAAATTTAACATTGTGAAAGGTGGCACAAGGTATGCCCCCTATCTGAGGTCCAGGTAAAGAATTTAACACTATCACCGCGGGAGTGATCCCTCTCTGCACTCTAATCTTGGCTCCATTTCCTATCAGATAACATGGTCGAACCACTCTAATGGGTGCGGTAAGACAATATGTCACTGTAGGGTCCAAAGCCACTTTAACACTCTCGTTTAATGCCCGCTCCAAATCAGCCCCACGTGTCACAACACAAGTCTCTATTTGATCAAATGAATAGCGATCATCAAAATCTGACAGCTGTCCGTCGTGATAGCGTCGCAACAGCTCTGAATAGGGAAAGAGTATGCGCTTTCTCTTCACACTTCTGTGCTCTTCAACACCCCCTTCGGCTGAGTCTGGTTGAATCGCTGCCATGCTGGAAAGCAGACAGACTCCAAAATAAATTCATGGGAAAATACATCAACCTGATCCCACATATCAATCAAATATGACAAAAAGGCCAGGTTAGTGACAACACGCCCAGGGTTGGAAAAGTCAAGTTCACATAACACAGTATTATGAAAAAGAGACACCTGTCCAGACTTTAGACAACTTGAAAAAGCTGTGTTACAGAGGATAAGTTCAGCAAACTCTAGAAAATTCTCTTTTTTTATCTGACGCACAAATTTAATGAACCGAGTACAGAAAATCTTCTCCCACCACCTACACCTATTAGATGCTAAATAGACACAGCGTTTAAACTCTTTGAAATCTAAAAGCTTCATCAGATCCATCTCGCTAAAATAGACTTACTTTTACAAAGCAATACAGAAAGTAATGTCTAGACACAAAATTTTTTAAAGGCAGGAAGACCCCCTTCAGCAGCTTCTTCTCCAAAGGCCTCTTCACACTTTCTTTTTTTGGCGTGAACGTCACAGCTCACTGAAAGAAACAGAAACAAATACTTAAAAAACAAGATTTATAAGCAAGCCCTTACAAAAACACCTTTTTAAGGACCCACCTAACGAAGAAGATGTCTGCTGAAAGCAACAATCACAGAACACCTCATCACACTCTTCATCTCCACTATCCAGAACTTCATGACACTGCAAATCCATAGCGGCGACAGTGTCACCTGAGGGCTGATCACAACTCGCTACCTCGCAGTCTGGAAACACCAGCTCTACCGCCTGCCGATAGCTGTCGCGCTCCACAGGATCAATATCAAACATCTCATGCAACGTACTCTCACACCCAACATCCTCTTCACCTTGAAACCCCTCATCTTCCTCTTCCTCTGCTATACTTGCCAGCAAATGATCCGCGTACAGCAACACACTGGGATGGAGAAAAAGTTTAATGCTCTTCATAGCACCGAGGACGGCAGCGAGAACAGCGACAGCGGCGCCAACAACTGCAGAAACACAGAAATACTTATGATTTTAAAGGTAAGAGTAACGCCCTGTCATGACTCACTAGGTTAATGCTTAACCAATGAATAAGCATTTTTGCGAATGCCCTCTGATTTCATTGGGTGAAAAATGACCACGAAGCAACTATACAGTGAACTTTGTTCCTTATATCCGGTGGAAAATAGCTGACACAGTTCACCACTGAGTCAGCCCGATGGTTAATGTTTAACTAGAGACCCAATAAAAGAATGGTTCTCTTTCACTGCCAGCATCCGATACACGGACAGTACTCGGTACTGTTTCGTCCACATATGAACAATTTCCACTCCTTCAGAGCTCGTCAACAAGAACTGCTGCTTCGCTTGAGCCACGAGCACAAGACCACCTGCGAGCGCGGTCGGTGCTTCGCCAAGCTTGGCCTTGTGCCAACCTTCTTCTTCAACCCCGCTCTCGGAGAAGAACTTGTACCTGACAGCTACCAAGAAGGACACGGCCTGATCCTACACGTTCCTGTCTACCAGCGACAGAAGGTAAAAGACGACCTGCCTCAAACTGTCATAATCTCCGCCCTCCGCCGCGAAGGACAGATTAAGCTAACCTGCAAGTGTCATTTTCCGGTTGTCCACGACTGGCTGCTCAACCTGCTCTGCCATGAGTTTAACAAGAGTATCTAGCATGATTTTGTCTGTTGTTTGTTTGATCGGTGTAGTGGGCGGCAAGGCTCTTTGGACCCCCCAACCTGAAAATCAGTTTACTCCAATTAAGCAATATGAACATCAGAACTTGGTGTTGCAGGTTCAGGTTGATAAGTCACAGTTGACTATAGGAAGTTGGATTTACTATGCTTCAGAGGAAGGCCAGGATAACATAGAAATTGCTGACATCATGCAAGATTTTATTGTGTACCATAACAAGGCTGGCTTTAGTGCAACTGTTTTAGACGACCTAAGTCTCTCCATGGTAAATGTGTTGCTAAATTATACTGGCTTTTATGTTTGTCATATGGTCTTAACAAACAACAAATATGTAACCTATGGATGGAATGTCACCATTTTACCAATGTCTGCTGGGCCTACTTCAAAACCTTTTCTCCTCACCACTCCCAAACCTGTCGCTTCTACCCCTTTTGTCACTGAAGATGTTTCTTCCATAGTTCCTACCACTCAGCCTGAAACTCTGTATTCTCCAACCATCTCGGTTACTTTTCTAGAGCACTGCCGCTTTGAACTCCAATGTTCTCCGAGCTTTGCAGACATTGAAAAAAACATTTCCTACACATGGTCTTGGTCTAATCAATCTTCTGAGGGGGCGCGAATTAATGTAAGTCTGCAAGCTGAGCGGGAACATTATTTTACCTGTATGCTCAGCAGCTCTGGCCAAAGTGTACAAAAAACAGCCAATGTAGCATGTTATAATGTCTCTGTAATGGAAGGTAGACAGGTTTTGTTGCAGCCAAGAAAATGGCCCGGTAAGGTTATCGATGCCACTTATACAAGATGCCTCCGTGGCCACGCATGCAAGGAGTATGCCAGCTCTCGAACCGGCGAGGGAACATACTACACTGAAACTTCATTCGCCCGGATCCACTCTGACTTCAGCGCCCTACTCACTGATCTGGTATCGGGCGACTCCGGCGAATACAACATAGAACTGATACAGAGCGATGGAACTGTTGGCAAAAACTGGGCGGTAGAAGTAGAGGAAAAACTACGCGAGCCAGAAACCACCGTCACCGTGGCAGCGACATCCCTAGGATGTGAAGCTAGGCTGCAGTGTGAAATGAACAGTAAAAATACCTTGGATGGAAGTATCATTTATTGGGACATTAGAAATCAAACAGTGACTGGTGGCGAATACCTTGTAAACATGTCATTTGGCGCCTATGAGACCTTTCTGTGTTTTATAGAAAATGGCAGACAGAGTGCTGAGACAGTCGCCGAAGCACTCTGTTTAGAACAGGCAGCCTATCACCACGGACGTAGTCATGTCCCTGTCTATATTGTTCTGGCCATCGCTACTCTTATGGCAGTTTGTGGTGTCATTTATTATGTGTTAAAAAGAAAAAATCCCCTTCCCCCCGCGGCAGAACAAGCCCCTATGTTGTGAAAAATGAGTCAGTGAAAATAATGATCAAATATTATCAATAAATTCTTACCTTAAGTGCAGAAACGCGTCTGAGCCTTCTTCACTACACAAGCCGCTTCTGAGTGAGTGTGGGCGGGAGTGAGTCAGAGTGTAATATATACCCACTCTTCAGGCGCGTTAACCGTTAACCACAGAGGTTTAAATTTTAAACAGTGAACGCAGAATAAAATAAACCACTCAGCAGAAAAACCACACAAAAAGTGGTCAAACATTAACCCACCAGTGAGTCACAATGTCACTCATTAACCGCCGGAAGCGCCGCGCCCGGCGCCAAAGTCCAAACGGCCCAGTTTCGAGTCATAAAATCGCGCGCCATAAAAACCGTCACCCACTTTCGGTTTTCACCGGTCACTGGGTAAAAGGTCACAGAGACCACCCAAACACAACACAAAAGGGGGTCTCGCCTACGTCACCAAAAGTCATAAAGTGTCCTGTAATATATTGATGATGACCCACTTTCGGTTTTCACCGGTCACTGGGTAAAAGGTCA